AATCTGTTTTATCATTAAGAAATAACATGAGTATTATGGATACGGTAAAATTTATTGTATCTGAAGAAGGTGTTAAATCTTATATTGTAAAAAAGATTTTGTTATTGTTTAATGATAGAATTCGTCATTATTTGTCTAAATTAGATGCTAATTGTATTTGTAATTTTGATGAATATTTCGAAGAACAAATCATAAACGAAAAGAATAAACTATGCAGTTATTTTAATTTTTCTGGTGCAGAAAGAAAATCAATTGATTTTAGTTGTATGTTTTCTTTTATGGATATGCGTAGATTACAGGGTGATGTAACATATAACATTGCTATCTATGATGAATTATTAGATACATGCGTAGATCAGAGAGGAATGGGATTGGTCTTGGATATAATTAAAGAACGTATTGAAAAATATGATGAATGTGTATTAGTTATTTCTCATAGAAAAGAAAATATTAAAGAAGCAACAGGCGATGTAATATATCTAGAAAAGAAAAATAATATAACAAAAAGAATAAATTATAATCCTTTTGTTTAGTATGAATTTAAAATATAAATGTAAAATATGTAAAATGCGTTTTTCAAATCATTATGAATTAAATGGTCATAATACTAAACATAGAAAAACAAATAAACAGATAAATTATGAATTAAATCCTAAAAAATGTGAAGAATGTAATTATCATATTAAATGGAAATCTTACATGAGAAATAAATCTATTAGATTTTGTAGTGTATCATGTAGAGCAAAATTTTATTATAAAATATGAAGAAAAATGCGTTACGAAGAATAAATAATTCGTATGCCATATAAAAATAAAGAAGATGCTATAAAAAATAGAAAACGCCGTTTTCTCGAAAATCGAGAAGAAATATTAAAAAAACAAAAAATATATTATTTAAAAAATAAAGAAAAAATAAACAAACAGCATAGAAAATATCATTTAAATAATAAAGAAAAAATTAATAAAAAATGTAGTGAGTATTATTTTAAAAATAAAGAGCAAATAAATAAAGTTAGGTATATAGACAAATGGTTTTATTCTTTATATCTAACTATTAAATCAAGAAATAAACGTATGTTTAAAATTGATTGTGATTTTGATTCGAATTATTTGAAAGAATTATTTGAATCAAATAATGGATTATGTTATTGGTTTCAAATTCCAATGCAACCAACAATTAATTCTAGACATCCATTACAACCATCTATTGATAGATTAGATAATACCAGAGGATATACTAAAGATAATATAGTTGTTTGTTGTTTATTTGCGAATACTGGAAGAAATAATACAGATGTAATAGAATGGCAAAATGTAGTAAAAATAATTAAAGAAAATATAAAAAATCAAGATTGATTATTTAAACATATAAATTAACTATATTTATATGTTTAATTCTTTTACTCCTCCTGCTCCATTTACACAATTTAAACCAGTAGTTCCTCCTGTTGTGCAACCTCAACAACAGCAACAAAGACAAGCAGAGCAACCATCAGAAGTAAGTTTACCTAGAGTTATTCAATATGGAGCAGATTTGAGTGGATGTGGACTTTATCGTCTAGGATGGGTGAGTCATTTATTGAATTATCAAGGACATTTTATGTGCTGCGATTCCACTGTAATGGTATTGGACCCAAAGTTTTACGTAAACTGCACCGCTTTGCGGGTCCAGAGACAAGCCACCCCGGCTCAATTAGAATTCGTTAAATTCCTCAAAGAAGTTCAGAAAGAACATAAGTTCAGAATTATCTATGAAGTAGATGATGTAGTATTTCGTGAAGATATTCCTGATTATAACAAGTTTAAAACTGCATTTACTTCTGATGAAATCAGAAATACTGTAGTAGATATTATTGGATTGTGTGATGAAGTTACGGTTACATGTGATTACATGAGGAAATTATATCAAGAAAGAACAGGTAAGAAAGAAATCACTGTTATTCCAAATTTCCCAGCAAACTGGTGGATTGGAAATTATTTTGATCCGAATAGGATAAATGCTTTATATGATAAAAATAAAAAGAAACCTCGTTTGCTTTATGCAGGTAGTGGTGCTCACTTTGATGTTGAAAATCGAGTCGGTCAAAAAGATGATTTCGAACATGTCATCAAAGCGATAATTGATTCTCGACACAAGTATCAATGGGTATTTATTGGTGCATTTCCATTGGCATTACGTCCTTATATTGAACGTGGCGAGATTGAATTCCACCAGTGGCAGAGATTGTATGATTATCCTGCAAAAATTCATGAACTTGGAGTTCAAATGATGGTAGCACCATTACAAGATAATTCATTTAATAGATCAAAAAGTGATCTTAAATATATTGAAGCATGTGCATATGGATTGCCTGTTGCATGTCAAGATATGGAAACTTATAAAGAAGCTGAAATCAAATTTAAGACTGGTGAAGAAATGATGTTTAAGATTGAAGAAGAACTTCGTAGAACAGGACATTATAAGAATAGTTCTTATAAACGTAGAAAAGTAGCAGAGGATCGTTTCTTAGAATTAGAAAAAAATATTGGTTGTTATAAAGAATTATTTACACTACCATATAAAGATCCAAGAAGAGTAAATTTAAGCAGATACAATCCTTGATTTTTTTAAAAGTCTGTGATACCATTATGAAATGGTAGGATATAGAAATGCAGTTTATAATTACAAAGACCAAGTAGTAGAAATACATACATGGGATAAAAAAGGGGAGCGCATCGTAACTTCGGTTCCATGCCTCCCTTATTTTTATTATGAAGATATTACTGGAGAAGAAACCAGTATTTTTAATACATGTCTTCGTAAAAAAGAGTTTGCTAATTATTTTGATAAAACAAAATATTTAAAGGAACGTGGGTTGAAACAAGTATTTGATAGTTATAGTCCAGTTCAACAATCATTGATTGATACATATTGGCAATATAATGATACTGAAGAATTTGCTAAATTTCCTTTAAAAATATTTTTTCTGGACATCGAAGCGGTAGGAAAAGGTGCATTTTCTACTCCAGAAGATGCCAGTGTAGAAATTAATGTTATTACTATATATGACTCTAGTACAAAAAGATTTAAAGTTTGGGGTAATCAACAATATTCAGTAAAAGAAGATGATATTGATTATTTCTTTTGTGTAACAGAAGAAATTCTTTTAGAAAAATTTATTAATTATATTGAAATTAATAGTCCAGACATTCTAAGTGGTTGGGCAAGTGATAGATACGACATACCATATATTATAAATAGAATTGTAAAAATATTAGGAGAAAAAGAAGCTGATCGTTTATCTCCATATAAAAGAAGATTTATTAAAGGATTTGCTGGCAAGTTTGGTAAAAGAGAAATAGTGCATCGTTTAGATGGCATTTCTTGTGTTGATTATATGGACATTTATAAAAAGTTTTGTCCAGTTAATAGAGAAAGTTATAAACTAGATTACATTGGTCAAATAGAATTAGATCAAAATAAGGTTGATTATGGTGATCAAAGTTTATACGAATTCATGGTTAATGATTGGGAAACTTTTGTTGATTATAACATTCAAGACGTTAGACTTTTAGTTAAATTAGAAGAACAATTAAAGTATATTGAACTTCTTCGCATGTTGTCATATATGGGATGTACTACATTTGAATCAGCATTAGGCACAGTTAGTCTTGTTACTGGAGCTACTGCTGTAGAAGCTAGAAAGCGTAATCAGAGGCTTGTAACTAATATTGTAGATGAAGAACAACGAGATTTTGAAGGTGGATATGTTTCTGTTCCATTAGCAGGACATCATAGTTCAATTGTTAGTTTTGATGCTAATTCATTGTATCCAAATACAATGATCACATTGAATACTTCACCAGAAACAAAAGTTGGTAAAATCATAAATGTACATAAAGATAAAATATCTATTCGTAATATAGATGGAATTGTTTTGGATATGACAAAATCAGAATTTAAAGATTTTGTATTAAAAGAAAAAATAGTAATATCAAAAGCTAAAGTTCTTTTTACTCAAAAGAAAAAAGGAATTATGGCTG